CCTGGTGCGGTTTTAAAATTTCCCCGGGGCCGGTCGCTAACCGGTTCGGCAGGTTTTCCTCCTTTCGCCTGCCACCCCGGGGATTATATCTTGAGAGGAGGAGAAGGGAGGGACCGTGGCGAAAATACTGCATCTCCCGGATAATCGGGAGGAATTTGAAAGCGTTGCCGAGTTTATGCAAAATACCTTAAAGGTGCTGGAGGAGGAGGGCGCCGTATCGTGCCTGGTGGTGGCCAAGTGCTCCGAGGGCCATGTCGTTACCGGCTATCACAAATGCGATTTTGGGGGAAAGCAGGAGCTTTTGGGGCATATCCAAGCTGACGTCATCGACCAGATGATACGGTCCAATCCGGAGAGGTATTGACTGATAGCAGACAACTGCGACGGATGCGATTTACTGCAGCGCCTATAAGCTCCAACGGCCACAGTGGGAAAATGCCCTGCTTATTGGATTATTGCCGGGGTGGGGGCAAGGGGCGAAAGGTAAAGGAGGGAAATTCCGGTGTTCCGTAAACGGAAAAACAAGAGGGGAGCGTCCGACTCATACACGGACATGTTCTTCGCACCAGTCGTATTGGCCTTACTCAGGTCCGGCATACCGGAAGACTACGCCAAAGTCATGGCTGACCACATAGTCGCGAAAGCGATCGCCGATTTCAAGAGTATGGAAATGACGAGATACATCCAGTGGCACTGCGAAAACGAACTGGTCAGAATCAAAGCTGGGCTGGCGAAGGAGGTTTCATGATGCCAAAATGCGCGATAGAACCCAATCAAATACCGGTTTACTGCGAGGTTTATAACTGCTCCAATCGAGCGGAGTACACCATCGGCAATCCCCAGGGTCCGAAAAGTCAGAAAATGAATGTCTGCGAGTCCTGTATGCAGGGCCTTGCAGACAGCATACCGGAGGAGTTTTTACCATCCCGGGAGGATCCGGAGCCGGTAACGGCAGAAAAGCTCTACACCTGCGACTATTGCGGGCAGGTAGTAGGGACCACATCCACGGCAAAAGCCAGTCATGTCCGTCTCTGCCTGGAGAACCCCAAAAACAAGGGAAAAACCAAGGCTGGGGGTGGTAAATAATGGACGTTGCGACCGTGCTGGCCATATCCATGACAATCGCCAATGCCCTATTGGCCGCGTTTTGGTTCTGGCGGGAGAAATTGCACGACGCAGAGCGTCAGGACCTGTTAAACCGGGTTATGGCCGGTAATTACAGTGATTATCAGCGCTACATGGACAAAAACGGGAGGCCGCCTCCCAAAACAACCAGCGGAGTAAAAAAAGCCCTGCTTGCCAATAACCCAGCGCACAGGGCTTTGCAAGGTGGTGACGATGGGTAATGGGTGTACTTGACATGCTGGGGATCAAGCGCAGACAGGCAGACAGAGTGAGAGTGGGGCAGGCTGACCTTACTGAGCCCATGCCGCAGCAAATAGACCCCTACCAGACCTACAACCCCGGGGAGCTCGCCGACGAAGTGACCAACGAATTCCGGCGCCGCCAACAGGAGAGAATGCCCTTCGAGCTCCAATGGCGGCTTAATATCGCATTTATCGACGGAAACCAGTATCTGGACATAAACCCCATCGCTCAGACCATCGAAGAGATTCCAAAGCTTTACTGGTGGCAGGAGCAGGAGGTTTTTAACCACATCGCTCCCAATATCGAGGTTAGAATTGCCCGATTGAGCCGGATGCGACCGATTCTGAAGGTGCGCCCCGGCTCTAATGAGCGGGAGGACGTGCGGAAAACCAAGGTTTCCAGCCATCTGCTGAAAAATATCTACTATGATCAGAAAATGCGGGACAAAATCACCGACATGATCCCCTGGCTGGAGGCCACCGGAACGGTGCTCTTAAAGAACTACTGGGACCCGGAGGCCGGCCCCGAGGTGCCAATCCAACAGATCACGGAGGAGGGGGCACAACAGGCCGTCGTCCGTGAGGGGGATCTGGGTACGGTAATCTGCCCGTCACAAGAAATATTCCCCGATTCCTCGTTCCACCAGGAAATCAGCGACTGCAAAAATATCATTCACGCCAAAGCTTATCATATCCAAGACATAAAGGATTCCTGGGGGGTGGAGGTAGCATCCGAGGAGTCATCCGTGCTGCGCCTGGTGCATAGTCTTACCGGGCAGGGTGGGCTGGGGATAAACAGCGGATACCGCTACACCACCATGCAACTCAAGGATCATGCCCTGGTGAAGGAATTTTGGGAGATCCCAACAAAGCGCTGGCCTAAAGGCCGCCTTATCATCGTCGCCAATGGGCAACTACTCCATTTCGGCCCTTTGCCGTATTTTGTAGGTCAAAATGGGGAGCCGGCGCTGCCGTTCGTAAAGGCGACCTGTATCAAGAGGCCGGGCTGTTTCTGGGGTAAGACGGTCGCGGAGAGGCTTATCCCCATTCAGCGTCGCTATAACGCCCTGAGGAACCGCAAAGCGGAGTACCTAAACAGTTGTACTATAGGGGGGTGGCTGGTCGAGGAGGGATCGGTGGACCTGGCAACCTGGGAGCAGGATTCCTGCGGTCCCGGCTTTATCGGGGAGTACTCAAAGGGTCTAGGTACGCCCCAGAGAGTGCAAAACCCCCCACTGCCCAACGAGTTCGAGACCGAAGAACACACTCTATTGCAGGAGTTTTCCATTCTTTCCGGGGTTTCCGAGATTTCCCGGCAGTCGAGCGCACCGACCGGAGTGAAATCCGGGGTGGCCCTGCAATTAGCCCTGGAGCAGGATGAGACCCGGCTATCGGCTACTGCGTCCAATATCGAGGAGGCATTGATCGAGTCGGGTAGCCAGTGGTTGCGGCTGTGTAAACAGTATGTTAAAGGTTACCGAGTGCTTGAATCTGTGGGTAAAAACAATGTCGTGGATGTTTATGAGTGGACCGGATCGGACTTAAAAGCCGAGGATGTAATCATAGACTCCTCGTCCGCTATGTCCGAATCCCCGGCACAGCGCAAGCAGATGGTATTTGATCTTATGTCAGCCGGTTTGTTTATTGATCCGGAAACCGGGCGGCTGGATCGTACCGCCAGGAGCCGCATCCTGGAAGCCTTGGACATGGGAGACTGGGAGGACATTGACTCCAGCGACCAGCTGCACCTTGCCAAGGCCGAGCGGGAGAATCGCATGTTTACCGAGGGATTATTTGTGGCACCGGCACCGTTCGATGACCACAATATTCATCTTAAGGCCCACAATGAGCACCGTTTGTCCGTTGAGTACGAAGCACTGGTGCAGGAAAGGCCGGAAGTGGCCGTTTATTACGATAACCACGTGGCCATGCACTCATATTTAGTCAATCAGGCGATGATGGCCTCCATGCAAGCCGCCATGATGCAGCAAGGGCCGGAGCAACCGCAAGGAAATAACGCTTAAACCAAGGACCGACAGGCGATAACCCCTATTCTGGGGCCGCTACATGCGGTCTTTTTGTATTTTAAGGAGGTTTTACTGATGGGAGGAACCGATAATCTGCCCGTTGATAACCCCGTAGCCGAGCCCGCAGCAATAGCTGCCGAAGCAGGAGCGGTCGAGAATCAGCCTACTTTTGACCCAGTAACAGCTACCGGGTCTGAGCGGTTGAGCTATTTGACCAGCCTGCTAAACGGCACCCCTGCTGCGCCGGAAAGTGGGGCCAGCGGTATTGCTCCCGAGGAACCGGTAGCCACAGGACCGGCTACACCCCCAGAGCCCACGGAGCCGCCCGCTGAACCCTGGATTGAGCAAATTCCAGATAAGTTCAAGAAGGACGGAAAGCCTGATTACGAGGCTCTGTCCAAAAGCTATCTTTACGCCGAGAAGAAGCTCAGCGAACAGGGTAGCGTGATTTCCCAGATCAATGACCTGCAACAGGTGGTCCTAGGATTACAGCAGCAGATCATGGCCGGAAACGTTCCGACAACCAGCGATCCTGCCACTGGCGGTAATCAGCCACCCGAACAGCAGGAAATTGACCCGGAGGAATTCCTGGAGCAGTTTTATAAAAATCCCCAGGAGGCCCTTCAGAAAATCCTCGAACCGGTCATAAACCCGGTCATTAAGCCGCTTCAGGAGCAAATGGAGTACAACCAGGAGCTTGAGCGGTGGACGGCGGAGGTAGAACGCTGCAAACAAGCCCACCAAGGGGATTTTGACCTTCTGCGCCCCAAAATGCAGGAGATAATCAGGACCCGGGGGCAGTATTTGCGGAATATGCCGGACGGGATGGAGGTAGCATATCAGCTTGCCAAGGCAGAGCATTTAGCTGCCAATCCTCCTGCGCCGAAAGAGCCAGAACCGCGGAGCATTGACACCCTGATGCAAGACGCTACGTTCCTGGAAAAGATCACTCAGCATCCCGACGTGCAAAAAATGGTCCTTACCCAATATGCAGCGGGGGTGAAAGAAACCCCCAAGCCCATTGTGATGGGCAACAGGGCGGGCAGTGAAATGCCTGCCACCCCAGCGATGGAGATCAAAAGCACAAAAGACGCGGCGAAAGCCTCAGTGGCCTTTTTCCAAAGGTTTTTCAACGGAGGTTCATAGCCGCCTTTTATTTTAAGGAGGTTGTGACTAATGGCTGACACCCTAAACTTCACTGCGGTACAGGAGGCCCTAAAGCACCTGTATCTTCCGGGGCTGTGCTATCAGTTAAATGACAAGGCGTCCCCGTTCCTCGCTCAGATTGAGCGCAAAACTGAAAACGTCGTGGGCATGGATATTATCCTGGCCATACGCTACGGGCGTGTAGGCGGCATTGGTAACCGTGATGATGACGGTACCCTGCCGACCCCCAATAGCCGCAAAACCAAGCAGGCGAAATGGGAAACCAAAAACATCTTTGCCCGCTTCCGTATCACCGACAAAGTTATTCGCGCTTCCCGCTCCAATGTCGGGGCCTTTGCTTCCATGCTGGAGCAAGAAATTGCCGACTGCGAAGCTGACGCGAGACTTGACCAGTCTCGCCAGGCCCTGGGGGATGGTACCGGCAAGCTGTGCACCATTTCTGCCGTCGCCCATGCTGCCGGTGTGTTGACTCTGACCGTGGATAATACTATGTATCTGGCCGACGGAATGTTGCTGGACGTGATCGACGCTTCCGCCACCCCGAACGCTCCGCTTGCCAACGGTGCCGGGCTGGAGGTGACGTTGGTCGATGACGCCACCGGGCAGGTGCAGCTTGCCTGCGCGAACGACATTTCGGCCAATGTTCAGGCCAATGCCGATTACCTGGTGGTCAGTGGCAACCTGGACAGAGAGCTCACCGGTGTAGGTGCGGTCATGGATGCTGGTACCCTGTATGGGCTGTCTCGGACTACCTACCCCTGGCTGAAGGCCAAGAAGTTCAATGTCAACGGGGAAATTTCCGAGAATGTCATGCAGAAGTACATCGATCTCGTGGAGATCAAGACCGCTTCCACTGTCGGCTTTATCCAGTGCGCCCATGATGTGCGTCGGGCTTATATTGACCTGCTGAATGCCAATAAGCAGACCGTCAACTCCCTGGAGCTAAAGGGTGGCTGGAAGGCGCTCTCTTACAATGGCATTCCTCTGTCCCCGGACAAATACCTGCCCAATGGCACCCTGGACCTGCTCGATCTGAACGATTGGGGTCTCTACCAGATGGCTGATTGGGACTGGATGGACATGGACGGGGCCATGCTAAAGCAGGTGACCAATAAGCCCGCTTACGAGGCCACCCTGCTGAAGTACTGCGACATTGGCTGCCGGCGTCCTGCCGGTCAGGCTCGTTTGTATGGCATCACCGGGCACTAAGCCCATTAAGCCGGGGGATTTATGTCCCCTGGCTTTTTATTTTGATTAAGGAGGGGATTCCTTTGGCCCTTACCATCGCTAATTTCAAGGCGGTAAAATTCTCGAATCTAAGGGGAGGCATCGCCGATATTACTTTTGGTGACTCCTATCCTACCGGCGGGGAAGCACTCACCCCGGGGCAATTGGGCTTGAGCGTGATTGACTTCCTGGTGGCCGAAAACGCCGGGGGCTATTTGTTCGAGTACGACCGCGCGAACAAGAAACTGAGGGCCCTTACGCCGACCGGTGCAGTGGATAATCATACCCATGTATTCACCGGTGAAGCCATGAGCATCGCCCCGACTCTGATAGACGGGGCAGAACCGGCCACAAAGCTCCTGCAAAATGACGCAGGAACGCTTAAGGCCACTGATGCAACGGCTATTCCCCTGGGAACTCCGGCTGGCACTAACGCCGCCGCTGGTGCTGCAAGTGCTGCGGCTGCCGCCGAGGTAGGGGACACCACCGATTTGTCGGGTGTTACCGTTCGGGTTTTCGCCGTAGGTTGGTAGCAGGATGGGTGGGGGCAATCCCCCGCCCATTTCTACCTTAAGTTTTAAAACAGGGGGTTTTGCGAGTGCGCGACTATCTGAATATTGCCGGGAAGCTGCTAAAACTGATCCCCAACAATGACACCGATGGGACCTGTAGTCTGGCCGTGGCTGACCAGAGTAACATTTTTACCGGCACTGCTGCTGGAGGAACAACTACCACCCTGCTGGATGTAGACAAAAACTTTGAGGCAGACTCCGTCAAAGGGAGAATGATCCGGTTTGTGCTGAATAGCATCGAATTTGTCCGCAAAATAACCGCATGCACCGGGAGCCAGGTAACTTTTGGGGCCACCATTCCCGATATTGGAGCTTCGCTTGCTTTAGGCAGCGGACTGGATGGGGAGGGAAAAGTGGAAATCCACTGTAAAGGTGATCTAATAGGGAAAGTTGGCGACGATTACTCCGCAGAGGTTGTTCAGGGAAGCGGAACGTCGGGGCAGAATTTTGTTTCTCTGGATGATCAAACCAAGATTCTGACCATCACCGTGGACCTTACTGGCCTTGGTGACCCTCGAATTATCGGGGCCGGGGATATTCAAACATTGATACAGACTACTGCCGATATTTCCGATCTTTTTGACGTTCCGGATGGATTTACCGCCGGTAATATCCCCATGACTACTGGCCCCATACCGTTTACTGGCGGTCAAGATGGGATGCCTGTAGTGGCCGGGACGAAATACACAATATTTCCGTAGGGAGTTGTTGGAGCGTGTGGGAACTACATTTGTGCTGGATATTGCCCTTAATTGGGTTAATAGTTGTGCTGAAGTTTAGGCCGTAACGGGGGGGAAATTATACATGAACAGGAGACAGCGGTCTTTGGCAATTGCAGAGAGATTGCGCGGGAAAAATCACCTGATTATGCAGGAAACCAGTCTTTTTTCCATCCCGGAAAGGCTGGCTGAGTACGATCCTGATTTCTTCGTGGTGTTCAACCGCCGGAAAGGCAAATATGAGGTTCACTCTTTAGCCAACCGGGGCGACACCCACTGTATGGATGTGCTTTTTGACGGGCTCGATGCGCGGATCTTGCGGCAGATAGCCAGGACAGACCAGCGCCGCCATTCGTTCAAAGAGTTAGTTCGGCAAGTGGACAACCACAATGAGCGACTTGAAGCCCAAAACGAACGGCACAGACGTGGCGAGTTGAACGCATTTGCCCGGGAAAGCCGCAGCGCTTTTCAAAAAATAGCCTGGAGTTGATGTTAGATGAACGTTACCCAGATGTGCGAACAGGCCGAATTGCATACGGAAGACCTCGAGATTTACCCGGAGGATGCCATTCCCATTATAAATGAGTGCATATTGATGGACCTGGGGGCCAAGGCTGGGGTGCAGGCTACCGAGGATGTGGTTATCGGTACGGGCGATGATTGGGTGCAGGTTTCCACTTCCTTTCTGGAGATTATAGAGATAACAAAAAGCGGCTCCAGGCCCCCGTATTACGGCAAGATATACGGGAGCTTTTTTGATGGGGCTTTTGACTATCGCGACAACTACATCCGCATGCCGGAAACCGGGACCTTCACAGTGCGGGGGTATGTTATCCCCACCCCGGTAACGGGCGCAGACAGCGAGATCCCTGTCCATCCTCTTCTGCATTATCCCATGTGCATTTATTTAGCCAGCAGGATGCTGTTTATTGACGACGAAGATTCCATTCCTGCGCAGGAGAAGTGGAGGGAATATCAGTTATACAAGTCAAAGGCTCTGGATCAGTTGAACAACATACGTCCAACGACTGAAAGGCCGCGTGTTGCGCGTGCCATGAGACCTTGGAGATAGGAGTTGATCGCCTTGGCTACGAGTAAACCAAGGCCGGAATGGGCACTGCGAGACTTCACCAAGGGGCTTATTGATATTGTGGAGGATGATCGTATTGTCGAAGGTGCGGCCAGTGATTGCAGTAACTTTATAAGCCGGATTATAGGCCGGATGGTAAAACGAAGCGGCCAGACCCGCGTTAATGACGCGGAATTAGCCGGTACCATCAATGGCATGGGGGCTTTTTATTCTGGCAATACCCGCTATTTGGTGGTGGCCGCAGGATCCAAGGTATATAGCTGGAGCGGTGCTGCTTTTACAGAGATTCATACCGGATTGGATACCACTGCCAAGGTGCAATTCGAGAATACAATAATTGACGGGGAAGACTGCATCATAGGGTTTAATGGCGTAAACACCCCGTTTAAATGGAACGGTGCCGGTATCTGTGCGGCTATGTCCAATTACCGTACCGTTATTAGCGAGGAGTTAAGCCCCGACGCTGCCTATGCCGTATTCACCGTGCAGGGAGCCAAGGTTCCGATAAAAGCGGGTTCCCTGGTGGTAATGTCCAATGAATCGGTTTTGGCGGAAGCGGACTATGTCGCTGACTTGAATAATGGCACCGTGACATTTGCCGCCCCCAGGGTAAACAGCGAAACGGAAGAGGCTATTGGTTGGGTGAGTTATACCCGCTTTTCTGTGTCCCATCCGTTTAAGCCCGGCACCGGGAACCCCGGGGACACCATTGTAAAGGACAAAGACGGCAATATTTTGACCCCGGACAGCTACGATGAGGCCAAGGGTGAAGTAATATTCAACGCTACTCAGGCGGACAAGGCCCCGCTTACCGTCCAATACTCCTGGGTAGATGTAATAACCGCAGATTACCGCTACAGGCTGGCTAATGTGGCGGAAATGGACAGCATGAAAATCCCTTGCGAACATCGGGGGATGCTGTTTGTGACTTCCTCCGAACCCTTAAAACAGTCACAAATATGGTGGTCTGAGCCCGGGGAAGTGGAAAACTGGCCGCCGATAAACTATTGGGAAGTTGGTTCTGGCGACGGCGACATGGTAACCAACCTGCAATCATACCTTGAGGAGTTATTGATCTTTAAACGTCGATCGCTGCATGTCTTTCGCGGTATTTCCTGGTCAGACTTCCGACTTAGCGCTATAGAAACAAGGGTGGGGTGTGTCGGGGAAAGAGCGGCCATGGTTGACGGTACCAAGGTATTCTTTATTTCAGAGGATGGCCTGTGCGTGTTTAACGGCATGGCCGTGCAAAATTTGATTGAAGGAAAAATTCCCGGCTATTGGAACCGGGTTAATCAGGCATACATTGAAAACGCCGTGCTGGAGAAGTGGAACGAGTTATTGCTCTGCGCTCTGCCCATCGACAATAGCACGACAAATAATGCCGTACTGGCGTTCGATACTGTGACCGGGGCATTTTGGCCCTGGAGCGGCATCAATGCGTCCTGCTACAAAGTTTTTGACGGGGTGGTGGCACAGGCTTTGTATGCCGGTGATGCTATCTCGGGATATGTTAACCAGCAGGATGTCGGGACAGAAGACTTCGGTCAGCCCATCGCGGCCCACTGGGAAGGAACCGGCTTTGATGCTAAAAGCCCGGAACGAATCAAGAAAGCCAAGGGGCTGTTTATCGACGACACCCCGGGAGATCATCCTGCAGTGCTGAAAGCGTCGGCAGACTATGGGGAGTTTGAAACACCCGTGCAAAAAGGATCAGAAAGTTACACCCGTGCTTTTTATGTTCCGGCTGCCATCCGCAGGTTCAGACATTTAACCATAAGGCTGGAGCATTCTCAGGTCGGGGCCTGCGAGATTCGCGGGGTGCTCTTGGTTTACAAGATTCGCCGTAAACCCAAAGTGAGGAGGTCGAACTAGATGCCCCAAAGAGTAGACGTAATTGACTTATACGGCAGGATTACCGAATTAAACGAGGATGCCGTGGTGGTAATTAACCGCAAGTTTTCCGAGGTAGAATCCCATTTATCGCGATTGCAGCAGTACATGAACGAAACTGGGTTTGATTCCCTGGAAAGATTACAGGCATTGAATCCGGACATGATCAGTCACGGACTGGAGAAAGACTTGCCGACGGTGTAGGGCGGAAAGGTGGCCGGGCAAATGGGCTTTTTGGATGAGTGGTCAGTAAACTACATGGCTTTCATATCGAGTGGTTCGCAAATCGACCAGACCGATGGCTATTTGGAGCAAGATGGTTCGTGTATCGTCATAAAGGTGGACATGTTGCATCAGTTTCCTTGGGACGTCTACTCGTACCTGACAGCTTCGCGCGCCGTAGATATTGGAACAGGAGACTTCGACGTGTCGTTTACCATAACCCCCCTTCATACCCTGTGGCAAGGATATTATACTATCCGGGGATTCCATTTTGGTTTGAGTAATTTCGATATTACGTCCGATAGCCCCCAGCCCATAGAGGGGGCATTTTCAATTGTTTTTAGTTACATATACGATCACGAAAATCAAAAGGCGTACTGGGCGTCATCGACCAACGGGAGCTCTTTAACGGCGCCAGTGCCGCTTACCCCTCTTGGGGATATACCGCGCACCTATTCAATAAATTGTTCCAGAACTAACGGCCTCTTTGTATATCAGGGAATTGGAAAGCAGCTTATTGATGTTGTCCTGGAGGACGAA